AATGGCATCCCTAGCGTCTGTCACATTGGTTGGAGTGGCAAAGCCAGTAGCCGTTGCCCAGGCCGCATCTCCTTGGGTGATAATGGCATCCCTAGCGTCTGTCACATTGGTTGGAGTGGCAAAACCAGTAGCCGTTGCCCAAGTGCTATCCCCATGAGCCTCCAAGGCTGCTAGCTCTGCCGAGGTAGCTAGCAGAGCTTGGTTATCAAGGAGATCCTTAACCCAACCATCGGCCAAGATCTCCCCTACCGTTGGTAGGTTCTTAGCGGCTGCGGCAGAGTCTCTAGCCCTGAACACATACAGATCATCCGCCGTCTCATTGGTAACGCTAGACGTATCCCAATCGTAGGCATACTCCCCAGGGGCATTGGTGGAGTCTACCTCAGACATTGCTACTTCCCGGGTAGTCCACCCAGAGGCTTTAAACGTGTCATCGTTAAAGTCTAGGAAGTAGTCATCCGACTTACGGCGGATGCTAAGGAGAATCGTAGAGGAGCCAGTAACCGGAGAGAGGCTGCCATCCAAGGCCAAGACCTCTACCGGCCAATCTCCACCCCAAAGGAGTTTTTCTGTCGCAGCCATCGTTTAAACCGTTGCTAGGAGAGGCTTAACCTCCCCGGTTACTGGATCTGGGATCTCCTCCGTAGTGAGGAAGGTATAGAGGATCTCCTTAATGGCTGTGTAGATGGTATCCCCTGAGGGTGAGAGCATAGCGATCCGGCTAAAGCCATCGTAGGGCTCTGTAGCCTCTCCGCAGCTACATTCAGTCTCTAGGCCCCACCAAAGACCACAGCTAGGACACCTACGCAAGCTCTGCCCATGCATTAGGGGGTTATGCCCATCCTCTAGATGATACTCCTTGACTCCTGCGATAAGGCCTGTGTTTGAATCGACATATTCCACCCATTGCCCATCCTCTAGGGTGCCAAAACTAACCCAGATCTTAGCCCAATGCTCTACATTATCCTCTATCTTGATCGCAACGATCTTAGCAAAGGGTAAGATTACAGGCTCTATGGGGGTGCTTACTTCTACTGGCATGGTTCCTCACAGCCTCATTGTAAACCGTTAGCGTCTCATCCGCAGCCCTCTCCCAAGTGAATTCTGCGGCCCTCTCAAGTCCTAACTCTCTAAGGTCTGCCCTTAGCTCTGGCCTTTCCAAGTGCCTAAGGGCTTCCACAATCGCGCTAGCATCTCCTGGGGGAATGATTAGGGCATACTCACCGGACCCACTACAGACGATCTCCCCTAGCCCATCTACCTCTGTCGAGATGAGAGGGACCCCCATAGCCATAGCTTCTAGCGCGACAATGCCGAAAGGCTCATGGGTGGATGGCATGAGACAGACTGTAGCAGCTCTGTAGAGGTCTTTGAGGGGCTTACCGTGCTTGAACCCTACCCATCGTAGCCTCTCAGGATGGGCAGCCTCTAAAGCCCTTATGCGCCGGGTAACGTGCCATCCTTCTTTCTCCTCCTCTGAATTGGCATTGACCGTACCGGCTAGGACCACTTGCCATCCGGGATCGCAGCTCTCCAGAGCATCCAAGATGGGCACGATCCCTTTCATCTCTGCGATCCGTCCTACGTACAGAGCAATGGGACGGGATGTTAGCCCATTGGTAACCATTGCCCTAGCTCCGTCCCCTGCCTGTGGATTCCACTCCTCCCGATTGATTCCGTTATAGATCATCCGGTAAGGTCTATCTACTAGCATATACTCTCTGGCAATCCTTACGTATGCCTCAGAGCAGAGGATAGTCTCATCAGGATCACACAAGAGGTTTCCCTCTTGTTGGCACATATACCGATCTGCCTCACACCCTAGATCTAGGCTGCCTTCGCTAAGACTAGCCAAGTAGCTAAGGCATAGGTGCATAGTCCCAATGAGGGGGACGTTTAAAGCATGTTTGGCAATGCGTCCCAATTGGACGGAGCCCCATTCATGCATATGGATCACGTCCCATCTCCTGCCATCTGCGATCATCTTAGCCAGAGTCTTAGCCATGAGCAGATCGGTAGACAGGAGGCAGGACATATCAGGGGCAGAGGGCCTCCAACAAGTGTGGCAGTCTCTAAGCCACTTCTTAAAACCTAGGTAGGGGATGCTATCGTCTGGGGCCATGGTCCCCGGTTTAAACTCCCCATCGGTGAGTAGATCGATCGCTACTCCCTTAGAGGCCATAGTCCGGTACAGCTCCCGAACATGCATCCCCATCCCACCTAGGATGTGTTCTGGGTCCTCTCCGCAGATCGCAAGGACTCTCATCCCAAAACCCCTATCTCTCCCCATGCGTTCAGAGTCTTATAGCTAGCACTGTAGTTAGTCCAAACGGTACGGAGGACCCTAGTGCTAGGACCGGTAAGAGTAAGGTAGGCATTGGTTAGGGCGATGTAATTCCCCGTAGAGTCAAACACCTTATGGCTTAGGTTAAGGGCTGCCCCTGCCTTGGAGTAAACCGCATTGTAGCTAGTGCTGCCCAAGGTGCCATGGCCTCCGAGGGAAACGGTAGAGGCCTCGATACTGGATCGGTTAGCAATGCCATAGACCCCAGCCTTACCCCCAGCTGATTCCGTTGTGTGAATGGATCGGAAGGAGAACACAACGCATTGGGCATCAAAGGGAACAGAGATATCCCATTCCCCAGGATCACCAGGAGGAGGGGAGATGCTAAGGGTAGTGTTCACTACCTCGATACTGGACGGCCTCAGATGATGCTGAGATACCCCAATGTTGGATAGCGCAGCATGGGCAGTCGGATGCTCTAACCAATCACTTAACCGCATAGGTACCGTAAACAGTTAGGTTCCGGGCCGTCCCGGAAAGGTTGGTAAACTCAAAGACTGCATCCGATCCGTCAATGTAGCAGTCACGTAGAGCGATCACTCCTTGCCCGAAGTCCGAAAAACTTAGGTAAGAATCCCCATAGAGTCTGGAGTAGGCCCCCATATAGCTCTGAGTCCCACTAGGGTAGGGCCGGACTCCTACCGCGGTAGACTCTCCACTGCTATCGGAGCCCACAACGAAAACCCCGGTATGGCCTTGAATGTCTACGCTAACTGTCCCTCTCAGGACAGCCCTAATAGTCTTGCACCCAGACTTACCTAGCGCGATCCGCAGCTGGTAGTTACCCGGTCCGATGGCTTGGCTATTGATGAGGATACGATCCGTCACAACGGACGGATGATGATCGTCCGGCTCTACCCCGGTTAGCAGATCATGATCCGTAACGGTATGCTTAGTAGGGAGCCTCATTAGTATACGTGCGCCGAACCCTTGACCCAAAGGGTCCGGGAGGAGCTGTCATAGTTGTGGAAGGTTAGCCTTAGGTTACTGCCAGTGAGCACAGCATCTTTAAGGGCTATGTAGCGGTTTCCCGAACCTGTAACACTATCGAAGATCTTATGGGTCAGATTGAGATCCGAATTCTGCTTAGAATAGGTAGAGGAATAGGTCTTATAGATTGAGCCTGAGTCCCTGCCTGTGTGCCCAATGGCCTCCGCAGAGTCCCGGGTAAAGTGGACGCTAGCCCATTCATTCCAGAGGGTAGGGGTAATGTTATGGGCTCCCATGAGCATAGCCCTACCCCACTGATAGCCACTATCCCCTAAGGCTATGTCTAGATCATAGTCTGCCCCAGCTGCGATGCTCTGGGTAGTGTTCTCAATCGCAACTTGTTTAGGCCTCGGATGATGATCGTCCGGGCCTCCGTCCGTAGGGTGTTCCCTACCGTCTATGTTCTGCTCTAGTCTCACGTGACAGTAGGTAGAGCGATCGTCCGATCGATCGCATTGTAGAGGGCTGTGCCTATGGCAAGGCTTAGGAAACCATGAGCTTGGTTAGGTTGATCTTCCCAGACAGCTAAGAAGGCCCCTCTAGAGCGATTGTAGATGATATGGGCAATGCTGCCGGATGCAGTGGTAGCCGGATTGTCTTGTTGCACGTAGCGCCAAGTAGCGCCCCCATCTACAGAGTAATTGATGATTGAGTCTGTTTGCTCTGCGGCTAGATAGAGTGACCCAACGATCTCCAAGCAACGTGGAGCCCATCGCCCAAAGGATCGTTGCAAGGTCCCCCCTCCACTTTGCTGGGTGTAATTAACCCCGTCCGTAGAGGTATAGCAGGCCTCATCAGTGAGCAAGACGAATAGATCCCGGACTGGATCGTATTCGATACTCTGGGCCTGTTCCGTTACTGGGATGTTTCCGATACCCGTAGGAGTGGACCGATTCCAGGTAACTCCGTCCGTAGTGGTCCAAACATCAAAGCTGCCGTTATCCCCTACGGCTACCGTTAGCCCTGTGTTTGGATTGGTTGCCATATCCACTACGGTAGTGGATGTGATCCTAGCAGGAACGGTTTGGGTAAAACCTGAGATGGGGGTAGCGTCTCGCCAGAATGAAGGCAAGGAGTTGTCACCTCCTCCAACCAACCACAGCTGATTAACCGAGTCCCATAGCCCTACATCCGATCCAACCACAGCTGTCCCCGGAAGGACTTGGTTAGCCCAAGCTCCGGTATACTCGCTAACGGTAGTCCCTGCGTTATTCCCTACGATCGTGTTAGCTCCGGTATGAGTAGGGGCTTGATCGGGACACTTAGACGCAGCCCAAGTAGCTGTCCCTGCCCCATGGTTAGCGATAGCCCTAAAGGCCTGCCCATCTCTGGAGATGTTAGCTACCCCAGCCCTACCCGCAATGAGCCAGCCCGGAACACCCTCATCATACGTAAGGGCCTCCCCCGATACGGCAGCCGTAGAAGGCTCTACAGTCTCTCCAACATAGAACCAATTAAGGGCCTGCATATCTGCGAAGTATTGCAGCCATAAGCCGATCTCATTCTTTACATGGTTCTCATGCTGAGCAGGAGGGATCTCATTCGGAAGGTGGCCATCATCTCTCTTACCATCTCCCGGATCTACCTTGGTTGGGGTAGCGTCCCAAGACTCCCCAGGGTCATTGATAAGGGCATCATTAGCCCATGATGTGACATTCTGCGGCCTAACTAGATTCTTGTCTGCCATGATCCTATCCCTCTGTGGTGCTACCCCACTTACCGCCTACTCCCCCTCCTATCGAATCTCCCCAACCCAAACCGTCTGAGGCTCCGTCTGTCTCATCTGCATAGGCTAAGGACTCTGCCATGGGAGAGGCTATGTAATCCAAGAGGACTCTAATGCTTGCCATATCCGCAGAGTCTAGCAGCCCAACGGCTGTAGTAGGATTAACGATAGTGCTAAGCGGGTCATCAATGACCAGTCTAACCTGATGAGGAGGCTCCTCCCGAATGTGGAAGGCCTCGCCAGAGGTCAAGAGGATTAGCCGTAAGACATTGATTAGATCCTCTGCCGTACCATCCGACAGATTGATCGCTATCTGTGTCCTGATGATGATCCGCAGCTCCGCATCATTCGAGGTAGTAACCGGAGCCCCCACGATCTTGGCGATGGTCTGTAGCTGCACCCCTACCGCGTTATCTAAGAGCCTCTCTAGGATTACCTCAAAGGCCGCATCCTCTAGATCCTGGATCTGCTCTGCATAGGACCGGATTAGTGCTTCTAGTTTTGGCTTACCCTTGAATTGCTCGATATACCGGCTAACGGCTAGAGCCTCATGATTGGTCCTCTGCTCTATGATCTCTCCTGCCATGGTTAGCCCCTAGTGCTTAGCCAATGGGTAACCAGTCCCACGATTGCAGAAGTAAGAAGGACAGCAACAAGCCCCCAGATCCGGGCCTTCCACTTGTCCTCTACGGTTACCCTACGTGCTAGCTCCCTTTCTACCCGGATTAGCTCATGCCTACTAGACTCATCTGCTCCACACTCCAACTTGGCTAGCCTATCCTCGAAACGTTTAAACCTCTCCTCTAAGGCTTTCCTATGCTCCTCATCCCTTACGTTTAAACGGGCATAGTCTGTAGACAGCTTCCCAAGCTCTCTAATCAGGAAGGCCTTATCCTCTGGGCGCATTGATTCCGGGATCTCCAAGGTTTGGGACTCTGGTGGTAGTTCAGGCAGGATTAGAGCTGCGGTCACTTTGCAATCTCCGTTGCCTCAAAGTGCATACCATCTGGACGATTGGGAAAGTCCCCACCCCAGTAGAAGCCATGATCCCAAGCGTAGGGGACAAGCTGCCTAACGCTTCCTTCCTCTCCGATGGCAGGAGGCTTAGCGCCTAACGGATTCCAAGGAGCATTGATATCAAAGGCAGTCCCGAAAGCATGGTTACTAAGGACAGACCTAGAGCCCCTGATAAACCGGGGGACCCACATTCCAGCCCAGGACTTGACTAGATGCAGGAGGCCGGATTCTTCCCAGGCTTGCCACAGCCCTAAGAAACCGGCCACGATCGATCGGTGCAATAGGACTCTGCCGTTACGTGGGGCTCCTGGGATGCCTCGGAGCTGCGGGCAGTCAACCATGGTTATCCAATCCCTTACCCAGCTATCGGTAATGCGGATGGCTTCGGGCATACCCGGGACAGGATTGGACACGTATTCAAAACGGCCCCAGGCATCCTCTCTAGCAGCTTGCCCATACAGAGGTTTAAACGGAGGACTTACCTTCTCTGGCTCTGAGGGCTCCTCTACGGCCCCAGCCGTTGCCCAGGACTTGGGACCTACGATGCCATCCGGGATAAGCCCTCGGGCTCTCTGGTAGCGCCTAGTAGCCTCCTCCGTCAGTCTCCCAAAGTCCCCATCCGCGCCATAGGGTGAGAGGCTCTCCCCGGACGTAACCAAGACGGTCTGCCACTCCACCACAGGAGGCCCCTTGTCCCCACGTCTAAGCACAGGATGGGGCACCCTCCCGGGAGGCTCCTCAGGGGCCGCTGAGAGGGGCCGGTATTCTGGGTGGACAGTCCAAGGCAGAGGCCCCCAAAGGCTCACAGAGCCAGCCTGAGCAGGATCTCTAGCCATCTGGGCCAAGCTCACCGGTAGCCCGGACAGCTTCCCGGGTATGGCAATGTAGTAGGCCCCCATACTGTAGTCCCAAAAGTGTAGGTAAAAGTGTGCCCATTGTTCCGGTTGGACTACATAGCCGGTCCGGGAGGAGTTGACTCCTCCCCCGGGGAGCCAGCTTGCGTTTTCTCTGGCGTAGCCTTCTGAGACTGGCCACCAATACTCACAGGCATAGTCCTTGCGGTAGCGAGGGTTAAGGACATAGGTTTTACAATAGCCCAGAAGGACAGCCTCAGGATCGCATAGCTTCTCATCCTCTTGGACTGCATCATTGTGTGCCTTAGCAGCTGCCTTAGTCATTCCGGCAGCTCCGTTAGGCTGGGTATGAGGACCGATATACTCAGCCCCCGGGAGAGCTGCCAGCTTGTCTAGAAGCAAGCTGGTAGGAGTCATGACAGGACAGCCCATCTCCCCCAAGACCTCAGCGATCCGATCCATGGCAAAAGCGGACAGCCCAAAGAGATAGACGTAATCCTCCGAGGTCCCGATCGCCAAAGGCCTAGCAAAGATCTTAGCCTCTAGATTGCCAATGGTGAGCTTATGCCACCGGATGTAAGCATGGCCATCCCGGATAGCCTTAACGATGGCCTTTAGGTAACCATCGCCCAGATCTTCCGGGACCTCCTCAGCCCACCATTGGGACCCCTTCATTGTGAGAGCACCCTTTCCCGGGCCTTCCGGTCGATCTCCGTTTCCTTGTCCTTAGGGGTGGTCTTGTCCAATTCCTTGGACACAGAATTACCCCCTAGCCACCCTTTGAGGATACCCCCAAGGAAGGCCGCAAAGATCGCTAGTCCTGTTCCGCTCATGGCATGGCCTCCGCTAGTGCTTTCTGGGCTGCTACAGCTTCGCTAAGAGCCTTTCGCAACGCTCCCCAGTCTGGGTTACCTCCACTGGCTTGGGCTGCCTCAGCGGCCGTTAGGACGGCTCTAGCAGAGGACAAGACAGCCCGGAGAGTCCGGTAAGCAACGTAAGCCGGATGATACGTAGCTTTCACTTGGTCCAGAGCTGCTAGCTTCTCCTCCTTGGAGAGCTTGCCATCCTCAACCACTGCATCCACTGAGGCCTGATGCTGCGCCTCAATCTCTGCCAAAGCCTCATAGGCCCCAGCATTAAGGACATTCCAAGCTGTCTTGGAGTCCTGTACTAGATCGGTGCAGCCTGCCAGAATGAAGCACAGTCCGGCCAATACGATTAGCGCTAGCTGGTTATCACTCATTGGGCTTTGCCTTAGACGGTCGATACGTGTTTAGGCCGTTAGCTGCAAACACGATCCCCAGAGCCGTAGAAACGATCTCCACAGCTGGGGCACCTTGCACAATGAGCCAAACGGCCGGACCAAGAGCCAGCAAAACGCTAGCAGCTTGTTTCCTTCTTGGAGTGGTAAGCAGACCCTTAACATATGGGATGTTTTTGACAGCCCACATCAGGAGGAAAAGACCGGCCGCTAGAATGAGCCGGCCCTCTCCACTGCTAAACCATGCGACGAATTGATCCAGACTAGGCATAACAGACTCCTTATGGTGGAGTGATTAGGTTCTCTGTGATAGCGATCCGGGAAGTGTCTAGCACGGCTAGCTCCCTAACACCGATCGAAAGATTGACGGTCCCAACCGGAGAGACAGCAAAGCCAGCCCGAATCGCGGTCACATCAATTACCCCGTCGAATTGCTGGGCAACGCTTAGGTAGTCATTAACGATCACATCCGATCCAACCAAGAGCTTAACCAAGCCCCTAGCCACAATGGCAGACTTAACCGCATCTTCCCCAGCGTAACCGGTAAGGATATTGATATCCAAGTCTAGCTCTAGCCAGATCTGCTTTTCGATCGGTCTGCTAAAGTAGATCGTATGTTGGTTGCCCAAGGAGTCCGTAGCTGTCCCTGAGTCTGTCCCTATGGTACGGACTCCTGCCCCCTTGGTATCCCAGATCTCTTGAGCGATCTCATCATCGGTAAGGGCTGGGGGAGAGCCATCATAAACCACTACCTCAATAGACTTAGGGGGTAGCCCGTTGGAGTCTATCGAATCGGTGACATTCTCAAAGACTTGGGCTTGCTCAATATCCCCATTCTGGAGGAGGTCTGCCCGCATGGCATCCACGGTAGCAGTCCCACTAGCCCTAAGCTCCTCCTCCCTCCGCTCCTTAAGGGTAGTGTCTGAGTCCTCCTCCCTACCCACAGTAGCGTCTAAGGGATTGGTTACGCTATTCCAGCCCACTACAGGGGTAGAGATGACTGTGATCGTCCCTGCGTTAGCTGCTACCTCCCCTGCCTCCTCTGCCTCGAATAGCACCGACTGAGGACCGGCTACCGTAGCTGTGTAGTCTACATAGGGAGTCCACCGGTTATCTGGATCTCCTAGCACGTTAGCGTAATTGGTTCCGGCTACTAGGGAGGTCCCCATATCTAGATCACAATCAAGGGTTACCGTCCCCTTAGTGGCCAGTCTCCTAACGGTCCCGGTCAAAGCAGAGAGAGCCTCTAAGAGGAAGCCCTCCGCAGCATCAGGATCGTAGCCGTGATAGGCCACTTGGAGGGCTTCCCAACCTTCCCGCATCTGTGCCGCAAAGATGCCATTAACCTGTCCCATAGGCTCATCTGCGGCAGTGTTCAGATTGGGATCGATCTCTGCCTTCTGTCGGGCTGCTAGCTCTGAGAGGATCTCCTCTACCGTCTTAATCTCTAGCCCAGCTGCGGTTACTCCTGCCATGGGTCTATCCTTATGGGGTAGTGATAATGAATTCTTCCGGCTGTGCCCGGAATATCCGGTTACCTGTTACCACGATCTCTAGTGGGTCAATGGTCAATTGCCTTACCCTATCCTGGTCTACTAGAGAGGCTCCGAATCTACGAATCGCCAGGACCCCAGGAGTTGTAAGAGTGGCCTTACGAAAGATAGACTGAACTAGGCTTTGGTCTGGGTTCTTAACCAGGATATCCCGGAAGTAGGGTATCCCCTGTCTAGTGTCTAGAAACCACTCTCCAAGAAAGAACTTATACCTACACCTTAGCCGTTGCGCTAACGCTTCCACTCCACGGAGGAAGGTAACAGGGATAGCGAGATCTCCGGTAGCTGGATCAAGAGCCAGCGTAACAAAGGGTAGAGAGCTTGGGTCCTCCTCCGTTAGATCCGTGGTGGTTACTGGATCAATCGTAGGAGCTAAGGGGAATGAGAATACGGCAGCCATTAGGAGCCCTCGTTACCGGTATCATCAATCGGATAGACCTCGATATCTACCGCAGAGGTCCAGCCCGAATCCCTACGGATAGAGAAACGATATCCGTCCGTAATGGTGGACCTAGAGGAGTGAGCTGCAAAGCCAGATCTCCAAGTCCCATCATAGGCCAAGTAGGCAACTCCCCCTAGCACAACAACTAGGAAGATGCGTCTAAACGGGCTGTCTGGATCGGTCACATCTACAATGATGGGCTGGCTAGGGGCTACCTGATTCCCGTTAGCAGGAGAGATTAGGGTAACGATAGGCGCTACTCCTCCTGCCCCACCATAATGACTTAAGGCTACAGCTACCCAGCTAGCCGGATCGATCTGTTGCTGTGGATGATCTGCCATGGCTGTTAGGAGCTAAGGGGTACGGTAGATCCGTCCCATTCAAAGTTAACGTCCCCTACAGAGATCCTAGTCAATGAGTTGAAAGTTTCCCCTGGGACCCTCGTTATCCCGTTCCAAAGCAGGAAGTCCGAAAAGCCCTTAAAGAAGGGGTCCGCTAGTGCGGACCTCCGTCCAAAAGGAACGGGTAACCCTATGTCATCTCCGTTGTCATCCGCCGCAGTAACGTTAGGAAAGTGGGTCCCTACTGCGTTTCGCAGAATCAAGGCAGAGCAAGTGTCAAAGGTGGTAGTCCCTGGTTTAAACGCTTGGCATTGTCCAGTAGTTGGGGCCGGATTGTCTTGGGTAAGGTTAGCCTCAATCCAACCGGTCCCGGTTGGATCATGAAAGAACACTACTGCGGAGGCAGCCGTATCCCCGGGCTGGATAGAGTCCGTAATAGGGATCATACCCATACTGCCCTGATGGTCTGAGAAGTTGCCCGATCGGTTAGCCCAGATCCACCAACCATAGGGGGCCGCATCATCTGCCCCCATATGAACAACATTAACCCCAGCCTGAACAATGTTGATCGTTGGGTGGATCTCTTGTTGGTCCACAGCCGTTGGAGGGTTACCCGCATCTCCACCGGTAAAGGCTGCCGTCTCGGATACCCAGAGCTGCCATTGTTGATCTGATATGTTGGTCCGATTGAATAGCAACTCTCTGGCTCCGTCCGGCTGGCGCAAAACGAACCATGACTCAGAGGAGCCTGAGACATACTGTCCAAGATCTAGATAGTCACTAATATTGTCCCCAGCCCCTCCTACTGTGCCATCACTAGACCTTGGTACAGTCCAGCCCGGTCCCCCAGGGCTAGCTGTCCGCATGAAGTCTAGCCAAGCAAACAGGTAGAGAAGCCCATAGTCCGTAGAGGAAAGGGCTAGGTTAGGGACGAATCTCATAGTCATTGTTTAAACCCTCACTCTGCTTTGAGCTTGGTTGAGGCTACAGTAGCGGATGAGATGGGGACGGAAGGAGCGGAGGGAGGCCCTACGGCTGCCGTTGGGTGAGTATGCGAGTTGAAAGCCATAACTAGCTTGTCTGCTAGCACTACGAATTCAGTAGCAGCTGCCCCTACCTTGACCTCTGGGGCTTTGATGACCAAGGCCGCAGAGTCTACCGGAAGGATAGTATCCTTAGCGCCTATCCCAGGGATAGCTACAGGGTTAGCCAGAGAGTGGAGCCTCAGATCTCCTGGATCTGATATGTCCCCTGATTCTCGCCATTGGGCAAAGGCCTGTGTGCTAAAGAGCAGGGTAACATGATCCCCAGGGGACAGGGGCCAAGTGATAGCGTAGACATCTCCTGAGCCTCTAGGGTAGATAACAGGGATGTTAGGGATTACTGGCAGCTCCTCATGGGTAATTGCTCCTTGGGTATCTAGGAGGGCTCTGCGGATGACTGGGGCCGCATCCACTACAGGAGGTCCGGGAGGTCCGGGGGTAAACTTCTCTACCCTGGCCACACAAGACACATTAACATCTAGCAGCCTAGCGTCTATGGCTGTCCTGATGATCTCTGCTAGGGTGGGCTCTGTCATCCTATCGCCTTAGCCTCTAGGTCAATGTACCAATCCTGCCCCCCAGTGTTACCGGTATAGGTGCATTGCTCTACACGGTAACGGCCTGAGAGTCTTTCACTCTCTAGAGTGATTGTACGGCCTGGGAAGATCTCCGGGATGAGCAGGGTTTGGCAGGAGAGGACTCCCTCATTATCCACGGAAGGAGATCCGATAAGACCAGTGTTAGGAGTAATGGCTACGTCCAATTGAGCTAGGGCCTTGCCTTTTTGCAACAGCTGGATAGCTCCGTTTTGGATGCTCCACTCTAACCCAAAGCTCTCTGCCAGCTGTGCCATATTCCGGGCAGCAGATCCGCTAAGGACTGTGCCAGAAGGCCAGAGCTGCCCTACGCTTTTGAAAGAGAGGCCGCTAACGATCTCCTCTGTGTTACCTAAGCCTACTCCTAGAGCTTTGATGACTTGCTTTAGCACTGCATCATTAGAGGTCCCCGGAGCTACAGACGTATTGATCCGTTTGGTCTTGATCTCCTTCTCCCCATCTCCACTCTGTAGGGTGGTAACAATGTCCGGACCCTCCCTAGCACTGATGGCAGTCCTTAGATTGCCTAGGAATAGCTGAGCCGTCTCTCCCTCATAGCCTGCCTCTATGCTAACCGGGACTTGCTCTGCCTCCTCCAATTGGGATCGGTGGTCTGGATTGAGATTCCAGATCTGGATCTCAGCTGTATTGGGCTCAGGCTTAAGGCTTTTGGTAACGCTAAACGCTACGTCCAGAGAGCCCCCCGGAGCATCGGTAGTTAGCTCGATAGTGGAAACAACCACTCTGGCAGAACGTTTAAACAGGACAGCCATCAGGCAGAAACCTCAAAGACCTCCTCATCAGAGGAGAAGTAGTAGAGCTGCACCCTAGTCCCAAAGTCCTCCAATGTTGGAGGGGCAGGGCTGTCCGTATTGGCTAGATCAAAAGCAAACAGCTCCCCAGGAGGTAGCCTAGCTGTCCGATGCCTCCTAAGCAATGGCCAATTAGGGACCACCTTAATCCCAACCTTGATCGGTACGTTATCCAGATCGAAGATCGAAAGGTAAAAGCGCTCCTCCCGTAAGGACCAATCCAGCTTAAACACATAGTCCTTACCCTCTAGTCTCACCCTTTGAGTATAGAGAGGCTCTCCTGTGAATATGCGGACTAATACAGGCATTACAAGAGCCCTCCACTCTCCAAGAGCTTAACCGCTAGGCTCTTAGCTTTCTCTGTAGACTCCCCGGCTGCATCATCCGGGGACTTGGGGGTTTGGTTACCCTTCGCTTTAAGAGGGACTCCTGTGGGAATGGTTGGGACTGGGGGAGCTGCTACTACTCCAGTCTCTACGATCCTCAACTCCCTAAGGTCCACATTAAAGGACGCACCCTCAGCTTGCCCGATGATGCGAGGTAAGGAAAACCTAACGATGATGAGATCCTCATACTCCCTAACGCTAGTCAGTAACCTTAATGTTACCGCATTGTTTCGGAGGTCCAAGAGAGTCTCATATGTCTCTCTTACTGCGTCGAAAAAGTCTGGGAAGGCAAGGACCGTAGCGGACCATTCCGGCGGGAATATGGCATTACCTATAGCCTTACCCCCGAATCGGATAGCTCCCCCAGGACTGGTTAGGAGTTGCTCTGTAGTGGGGAAGTATTCCACAGCCTCCAACTTGATAGACCGGATCTCCCCACGGCTAGTGAATGGGTTAAACTTGGTAGGGGTATTGCTAATGAATCCCGTAAAGGAGTAAGTGTCTGGTAAGGGCCTAACATGATCGGTAACATTGACCCCGGTTTCTACCGGATGGTCTGAGATCTCCGAGACACTCTCATGGTTCTCTGCCTCTATCGCATCAAAGGTAACGATCCGATCTGAGCCGTCCTGTGGCAGTAGGAAGATAGGCATTAGCTAGACTCCACAGCTTGCTCTAGGGCTGCTAGCGTTGCTCTGCGATTATCCCGCAGCTCACTCCTAACACCCTGCCGCAACTTCTGGATCTGGGGGTCACTGGCAGAGCCCCCGGATACGGTCAAGTTGATCTCACTCTTGAATATGGCTAGCGGTCCTCCTGAGTGGCCTCCTAAGCCCCCTCCACGTCCGGCCGCGGTAGCTACTCCCCCTCCACCCCCAAGGCCCGTAGGAACGGCCTGGGATGCAACACTAGCAAAGCGCCTAGCAGCTTGCACAGCTGCCTTGACTGGGAAAGTCCCTTGAACCAAAGGCATCCCTACCTCTGCCTCAGCAACCTTAGATGGGGACCCCGGTTTGATGACTGACTTAGCCGCATTGATTGCGTCCTTTGCCACCCCCTTAACCGCATCCACTACAGCTTTAGCACCTTCCTTAACTCCTTCTACTAGCCCATCAATAAAGGCCTTAGCCAAGTCTCGGGCAGCTGCTAACCAATCTGCTGCCGTTCCTGCAATGGCCTTAACCCCGTCAACAATGGCCTTAACCATTGTAAAACCGAGTTGAGAAAAGGCCTCTGGGATATCCTCCACAACGAAAGCAACGATCATTGCTCCCACTTGGGAGAAAAACTCTGCTATCGGTCCGGTACTCTCACCGGAGAAAAAGGTAACAATAGACTTACCCAAGCTGTCCAGAGCATCCGCGGACAGCTTCATTACCTTACCCCAGTCCCCCTTTTTGATGGCTGAGGTAATGTCTGTGATGGCCTTAACTACTGCCTTAGATGAGCCTGCCCCAAAGAGCTTATCTAGGAATCGTCCAATAAGGGAATCCCCACCCTTGAACAATACGATCAAGTCCTCAACCAAGAGGATTAGCAGAGCTAGCTTAAGGGCTGGCAAGGCCGCAGCTCTCCCCAGCTTAAGGAGGGACATACCAAACTTGCCAATAGCCAGCTTAGCTAACACTCCTCCTAGGACTATCAGGATCGCTTTCATGGCTTCCCCCTTGCCTAGGAACTTGCTTATAGCTGCCCCAGCCTTGGAGAGGGAAAGCACGATAGAGTTAAGCATGGGCAGCAGAGCAACCATTACTCTACTCTTAAGGGACGTAGTGGCGATCTCCCATTCGGCAAAGCGATCCTGAGCTGCCTCCGCTAGCGGAATGAGATCCTTAGAGAGCCCTCCTCCGAATCTGTCTAAGGCCCTAAGGGTTGCGTCTAGCCCTGCCTCCCCATCCTTGAATAGGGGTAACAGCATAGCACCAGATCTGCCCATGAGTTGCTGAGCTAGCGCTACCCTCTCTGTGGAGTTTTCCAAGCCATTAAGGGAGATCCCTACCTCCCTCATCAATTGATCGCCAGTCTTAAGGTTGCCGTTAGCATCCTCGATATCTACCCCAAGCATCTTAAAGGCATCTGCTGCCTGTTTAGATCCTTGGCTGGCTAGAAGGGTGTTCTTTTGGAGCACCATCATAGACTGGTTAAACTGAGTGCTTTCTACTCCTGCAAAACCGGCCGCAGCTTGCCAGGCTTGGAGTTGATCGGATGAGAGTCCTAGCTGGGTAGCTGTCTTTCCTAATGCGTCCCCTGCATCCACTACGTCCGTAATGAAGTTCTTAATACCTCCGATTACGGCAGTCCCGGCTACGGCAGCCCCAAAGGCTTGGAACTTACCGATCATTCCGGTTATGCCCTTGTCTGCTTTCTTGAGCCCAGAAGGATCAACTTTGAAAGCAAACCGGGCTAGGATCTCTCTTAGTGCCATTGCTCTACCTCAGCCCTGGGCTTTGGCATCTAGCTCCGCTAGCGCGTCTAGCACGTCATGGGCATCATACAGATCGTCTAAGGTCCAGCGCTCCTCTATCTCCACTAGGGAGGAGCTGTAATGCTTGGAGCTAGCGATCCTGTGGATCGCCCAATCTACATGACTTGGGATTCTGACGGAGCAGAGCTTGGCTCCTTTCCGTCCGAATCCTGGGGAGGTCTGCCCGCTAGTGCTCTGGCTTCCTCTCCTATCACGGCTAAAAAACTGCCGTAGTTTGCCTCCAAACAGAAGGTAAGCCACTCTCCAAGCTCAAGGTATCTACCAGCAAAGTGGGTATCAAAAAAGTCCACTAGCTTGGGCTCATTCGATCCATACTCCCCACCGGTAACTCTAGTCTTAGCAGCGAAAGAATCGCAGAGGTAATCGTAATCCTCCTCTGAGATATGCTCTGTTAGGCTAGCAATGGTCCGGCCAATGATGGCTGTGTTAAGACCACTGCTAGCCTCTACGGTTTCTCCTACGGCCGCGCCTAGCATCTTCGCTAGACGAACAAGCATCCGGCCTCCTGCTTTGGCTCCGAATTGCTCCACCTTATAGGTGTGCTTTCCGATAACCTTACTCTTAACCTCAATTCCCATTGATGTTTCCCCTATCAGAGTTGTCCGTTTAAACGGAGGCTAGTTACCCCCGTCGAATCTCTCAGGGCTGGCAGCCCTGAGAGTCCACTCTCTAGCCGTAGGCTCTCTATCGTAAGACACGTCCGGGGGCTTAGCGATCCAAGCCTCCGCAGCTGCAAAGAGGGAGGTCCCTTGACGGTCCCGGACTAGGATAGGTGCAACCCCTGCCCCATTGCCTGCCAACCGATCTAGATTGTTCAGGGCTGAGAGCTTGGCGTTACCGTCCGATGACTGCATAAGAAGGATCGTAATCGTGGTCCTACGATCATTGGTCTTAGCCCGGGTAACCTCCCCATCCGTGCCTACCACATCTACGAAGTCCTCCGTTTCCTGCTCGATACGGCAAAACTCCCCATCTGCATAGCCGGAATCAATGTCCAGCCCTGCAAAGTTGATCGTTACCTCGTTAGCGTCATATACCTTGAAAGCCATTGTCCTAGGTCCTTTCTTAGACGCTAAGCGTCCCTGTGATAACTAGCTTGTGGATTGCCCCCGCTAGCGTTGCCTGGAATTCGATATCTGGCAGATTACGGCTAGCCTTATCCGCTACGTCAATGTCTGCCACAAGTGGGGCCGTTACCGTTGGGGCCGGATCTGCTGCTAGCCCTCCTGCGTCGATACCCTGCCGCAGCTGTGCCAAGATAGCCCCTCGCATGAGGTCCACTCCTGCATCTGTGTAAGGGATCTTTTCGTTGTTAACCAGGATGCCAAAGATCCGCTCCTTGATCCTGGCATCTAGCCAATCAATGAATCGGGTAACGTCTATGAATTCCCCGGCCGCAGTAGTGCCATAGCGGGTAACAGAAACGTTAGCCACGGAAGTGTAGTGGTTAGCGTTTTTGCCCTCGATAGATGCAAGGTGAGCCCCAGTCAACTTGGTATCTACTGTGACTCCTGCCAGGGTCTTGTAAGCCCAAGTGGAGCTGCCAGGATCGCTAGGCAAGCGCTGGCCAGCCCATCCGGCCGCTGAGAAGTTCAGCAGACTAGCCATGCTATAGATAAGGGCAGTCCTAGCGTAGCTGTTGTTTTTCAGATCGGAGGCCACATCATCCGTAACGGATACGTCAATGATGCCATGATCCATACTGTTGCAGACGAAGATCTTTTTTCGTGCTTCGATCCAAGCTGCGGCAGCTGCGATCTCTGCCTCTCCTTGCGAGTCCAGGAGGAGACAATACCACCCATCTGCGTCCACTCCCTCGATAGCTGCTAGGTCCGTAGCAATGCCCGGATCTGCGGTCACATCTTGGAAAGTGAAGTTGTCCGGCTCATCAAAGCCGGAATAGTCTACCAGAGTCCCGGCTGTGTCTGTGTCTACCGTTACGTGGGTAGTGTCATCCGTAGCGCTAACTCCTGAGATGGCATCAATGAGAGCTGTGAGGGCCGTAACGATCGTAGCCACGGTTTCCGCTGCCCCATTGGTGTAAGAGACTTCGGTCCCTGCCACATCAAAGACATACTCGTAATCCTCCGTGGTATTGATCGGAGTGATCTTTACGGACTGAGTATAGCTAAGGACTCTCTTACCAATCTTCCAGGATGCAGGCTTGGGATTCTGGCTAGCTACCTTGGTTGCGATGATGACTGCTAGGTCCGTTGCCACGAAGCCATCATCAGTCATAGTAGCTAGCTTAGTGTATGCCCGGACCAGATCCGGGAATACGTTGTGGACTGTGGCGATTAGCGGGGTCCCGAACCCAAGCCTACTAGGTGTAGTGGTCTGGGCCGTAATGGTGACGTTAACGATATCCTCTAGTGACATTCTCTGGCTCCTATGGGTCCGGGAGAATAGTCCCCGCAGGGTCCTCCACGGTTTCGATCCAAGTGGTCTTTACAGGGTCCTCTACGCATGAGATAGCGTTTAGCTCTAGATCTAGCTGGGCTACGGAGGTAACCCGATCATCAAAGTCTAAGCGCTCCGTTAAGCTAGACACAGGAAAGTCTATCGCATCCCCAGCCCACTTGACGGATAGATCTACGGCCCTCAGCGCTGCCTTAGCACTAGGAAAGCTGAGGCCGCTACGGATTGCACAGATACCATTGTAGGCGAAACGATCGTCATCTTGACGATAGCTCTCCACCCTAACATCTAGGATGACTTTCCTTAGCCCTGCTACTGTGAATGTGATCCCTGTCCCGGTAGGGTCCCCGGCCGGATCGTAGCTGCTACGGATATCGTCTATCCCATGACTTTGGGTCTGCCTTACATGCAGCAAACAGATAGCTTGTTGCTTGGGATCTACTAACGGCCTGGGCTTGTCTCGCCAATAGGTCTTGAGTCCTGATAGGGAACAGAATAGATCCTCTAATGCTGGCCTTATCGTTGCCCAATCCACAGCTATTCTACCTTATGCTTGATTGAGGACTTAAGGTGCCCAGTATCTACCAGAGGAGTGGAGGAGCCCTTACGCTCAATTGTGGCAGGGTCAAGGGCTGGGGGAATCCCTCCAACGATCTTAGCCTGGACCTCCGCAGCAAAGCGGAGGCCCAAGCGCTCTAAGGCTTGCTCCTGAGTAACCATTCCCTTATATACTGCTACTTCACTTTTAGTCATCTGGTCTTGGAGCTTAGCCTTTTTCTCATCAAACCAAGCTCTAAGGAATGACCTCTCTGGATTGTTACCCATTCCGAATTCATGAAAGCTGGCAATGGCAGCAACAGACAGACCCATAGGGTGAGCCCCTGCATCATCATGAATACCCACAGTCAGGACAGCTGTCCTACGGGACATACGGCCTACCCTTCTCATGAGGGCCTTATAGCCTCTATCCCTATCCTTGACTGTGGATCTGACTGCCACGTTTAAACCACCCTGTATCCGGCCGCTACCTCGTTAACAAGCTCCTTAAAACGTCTGAGGTAAACCGTATCCCCCTCCTTGGACATTAGCCTAGCTTGCTTCCCGAATTGGTTAGAGGCCAGTAGATGGGCAGCTAGCCACTCTATCCCGGAATCCGTCTTGTCCCTCCAAACCGCAGAGTCCACCCTAGAGGTAGCCTGGGCAATCGCCCTACGGATCATCTCCGGTGTGGCAGGCTCGAATTCTGGGAAGGCCTCCCGGAAGGTGTCCACATCTACAGCCATCTCCTAGCCCTCTGAGAGCCCCTCTGAGGCCGTTTCTTCCTCTGCCTCTACCTCAGGCTCCTCCTGCCCTTCTAGCTCCCCCATCCGCTTGTCAATGGCATCCTTGACCGTCTTACGATCCTCTTGGTCATACCAAGCTGTGAGGATGGCAGGGCTAGACTCCTTCATTACCTTGGGCACAGCCAAGCGGACCGGAAGGCCGGTAAGTCCCTTGTCCTCCTTTAGGCGAGTCTCTAGCCTCCGCTGGTCTGCCTCCGCTTTTTCTTGAGCCCTCTTGGCTTTGACCTGTCCAAGAGCAACCCTAAGCACATCATACCAAGTGCTAGGAGTAGACTTATCGTCTAACATCTCCTGGATCTCAAAGTCCTCTGCATGGGCTACCAAGTCCTCCAAGGCTGGGGGATTGAGTGGATCGGGCATCTCTGCCTCTAGATCTACCTCAATCATCGGACGGCCCTTTACCTTGAACTTAAGCCACTTCTTAACCATGAAGTTGTCTTTGGCCTCAGCCCAATAGTCTGGATCAAGTGGGTTCTTTCCGGGCAACCAAACCTGAGGTGGCATCCCACATTCAGGAGCATTAGGGCCGTGGATAAGGGTTTCCGTATTGTTAACCAGGATTGCCATTGTGTTTTCCTCCGTACTACCCCCTAAGCCCCAGGCCCGGGGAGGGCTCTGGGGCTGGGGGCCGCCGGTCCTAGTAGACCTTTCGGACCTTTGGGGTCCCTGGGGGGTTACGCTCCGGTCCCATCCATGAAAGCACAAGCCAAGGGGTAATGGATCTTAACCCCGCCCTTACGGCTGTGACATGGGATCACGAATTCGAGGTTACGTGCCTGGGGAGGCAGTTGCTCGAATTCCTGAGGAATGACCATCTGCAAAACCTCAGGGCTGCGACGATACGCAACGATCCGGGTAGTGCTAGCTGCCCCTGCCTCCTCCAACTTGGTCCAAGAGTCAATGCTCTGGATATAGGGGTTGTTATCCAGGAAGAAACGAAGGATGGTCTTATCCGCATCTCCGGTAGAGGACATAGGCGTGGTATTGATGATCTGGAAAGAATCCAGATCCAGGATCATCGTATCGGGTTTCTCCACATCCTTAGTAACCGTAATGATGCTGTTAACCAGCTTGTTCATATCGGCAATGATCTCCAGAGCCGTAGCGCTGGACCAAGGAGCATTGTCCGGGGAAACCGTGGGGATGTTCGTATTGTTGAGGAAGCCTGGCAGCCCTGCCGCAGCATTGCCGAAAGCTCCGATCTCATCAATGGCTTGCTCATGCGCCCTACGTGCCATAGAGGCCCGACGAGTTTCCAAGCTGGCTCCACTCATGGCAGCCCGGCGAACATCCTGAATAGAGAAGCCATAGGCATTACCCAGGCTCTTAATGGGAGCGGTAAACTCCTTAGCCTGAACATCCACCCTAGGAAGATCATCGCCATAGTTAGCAATGATCTTAGCCTCTCCAAACATATCCCATTGCTGATAGGTGTAGCTATCCGCGCCAGTCGGTACGGAGCTGTCTACCGGGATAAACTCGCGCGCCCTAAGGGCTGCATGTTTGATATCGTAGGTCTGTGCATAGACGTATTCCAGCTGACGTAGGAACGTAGCGGTTTCCCCTGCGTCCCTACGCTGGCCGTTTTCGTCTGTGTCCAAGTTGATCCCAAGCTGGGCTGCAACGTGACGAACCAAAGCAATATTGAGTCCCATCTCAGAATCTCCTTATGCGTTAGGGTGGTTGATCTCAACCATGGCAATGGTCATATCCACCCCGTTAATGCTTACCTCATAGGCAGCCGTAACGAAACGGCAGTTAGAGATCGCAGCTGCCGTAGCCGTATCCGCATCCATGCGGAAAGCCCCTAGCTGCGTCCCGGTCCCGGTCCCGTAACGGACGTAGCATTGTGCGCCAGCCGCTACCGTTACATCATCCTCAGCAATGACCCAAGCACGGCCCCTGCGAAGGACAGGAACGGCCTCCTCATCATCATATTCATTGTCCCCAGCATTGGTGCCAGGCTCCTTGGAGGCATCGTAAAGAGTGATCCCCAGGAGATGATCGTCCGTAAGGTCTGCCGCAGCCGTAGGCAACAGACATTGAGTTTCCTCATCCGTTGCCCCGTCCCGGGTAACCATTACACCAGCCGGGATACCGGCTGCCAATTCTACCAGCTTGGAAACAACTAGCTTGTCCAAGCCTGAGTCTGCCAGCATACCCCTACGGGCCTTAGCGGCATTGATTGCGTAGCTGAGTTGCATTGGGTAATCCCTTCCTTACTGCTGAGCTGTGGTCCGCTTGTTGAAAGCCAGAGGCCGTTTCCAAGCGTCTTTATTGTTCTCCTGCATCCGCTTACGGGCTGCATCGGAATCATACCGATCCTGCTCACTGTCGGATGGGTCCTTCTTGTCTTTCCGGCTACCGCCTACGGCTGCGTCTCGGGCAGCACTAAGACCGTTGCCTCCCTCACTAGCACGGCTGTAGTTCTTAACCGTGGCAGCAAAGTAAGCAGACAGGTAGTCATCTGTCCGGCCCTCAGGATCAAAGTCCTTAGAGTCCTTCTTGATAGCTTCTACCATGATCTCCCGGGGAGCCTTGCCAGAGGGATCAAAGTCCGAACCAAGGACTTTCTTAGCGTCTGTGTGCAACTGAACACGATCCCGGATAAGCTCCTCCACCTTGGTAGGATCGGTAGCTTCCTTAAGGTCTTTCTCTGCCTTATCGGCACGGGCCTCCGCAGCATCGGCCCTAGCTTTCTCTGTGTCCCGTTCCTTGGATAGAGTAGAGATCTCTTTGTCCTTGGCTGCGTCCCTTTTCTCCACTGCTTGGAGATGGGCTGGACTGCCGATCTCATATTCGATCCCATCAATGCGAATCATTCCCATGGATCTAGTTTCCTTCTTAGGTGGAGGATGCTCCTCCGGTTTTGGCTCCACTTGGATAGCGTCCCCACTATCCAACCGGAGGGCTACCTTATTCCCTGCTCTACCCCAATCCTTAGGCCCGATCGCTACATGGTTGTAAACGATCCTCCGTTGGATTGCATCGTATCGCTGCCCCTCATAGATGCCAGGGGTAGGCTCTAGGCTGCAACGATACCCGCAGGAAAGCTCTCTACGATCCCCCTTCTCAATTGCCTTAATAGCTTGGCTATCTAGAATGTCCAGCCGTCCGGCTACGTATTGGCCATCCTGCTTAGCCTCTCCTACGTGCCCTACGCTAACCTCTCTCCAGTTATCGGGACTAACCATATCCCTAGGGTGGAGGTCTGTAACCGGAGCCCCAAGAAGTGTCTTAAGGCTATCCTGTTTAAACACTTCCTCTGGTGGTCGCAGCTCTCTCCTAACGGTCCCATCCGGCTGGCGATAGATGAGGACCCCGGTCCTAGTCAGATTGGCAGGGACCCTCATTCCACCGGATGGGGTACGCTCTACCTTAGAGAATCTCTGAAAGTCTAAACGCAGGACTTCCGACATATCCCTATACCTACCTCATTCCGGGGAGCGTTTAAAGGGGTATGTTACAGGGCTGTCCTAAGTGCCTATGGGGTAAAGCGCTCCTCACCTAGCTCTGGCAGGACTGGGAAAGCGGTACACCTACATTGATAGTCCTCCCCCGGATGATTGCGTCTACCATCCTCAGAGGATACTGGGGGATCGTCCCAACGGTTTACCGTACCGTCTAGCTCTGCATGAGCATCCCTTACCCTCTCATCTCCTGAGGTAGTCCAAACATACTCAGTGATCCCCACGTTCTGCTGCCTAGTCCGGGTAATCTGAGCATTAAGGGTAAGGGTCTGGTCCCTGGCCAGTAATGCGGCCTTGGACTTGGTTACATCCACGGTAGCCATAATCTGTTTCTTAAGCTCACTTACGTGGATGGTTCCCAAGGTGCGAGGCTGGCTTAGCAAGTCTCGGAGGTCTAGCAGCTCCTCCCCAACCAATGACTTAATCCGGCTGGTATTGATCGCTATAAAGTTGTCTATCTGAGCTGCCACCCCTACATCAGCATCATAGATAGAGATCCCTACCAGCTTCCTTAGTTGGTTCTTACTGAACTTGGAAACGTCACCGGCCGCAGCCTCTAGATCTTCCTCTATGGCAGAGTCTCTAAAGACAGTCCTTAGCCTCAGACCCAAGGCATCTAGCTTGCCTTGAATGAAACCAGGCAAAGCATCTAGTCTCTCTGCCGAATCGGTTACGGCCCCAGACGCTAGGAGCTTGTCTAGCTCTGGGAATAACAGCTCCTCCACAGCCGATCGGAATTGCTCCAACCTATCCCCTAGGGACTTGGTTAGCCGTAAGGCTGCCATCCTCGGAGGCTTGGGTCCAAGTGCTCGCCTAGCAGCCCTGTTTAAACGGCCTCTCTTTCGGGCAGCTCTTAGCAGCTGAGGGCTAACTCTGGCTACCGCCATTAGTCCTCATCCTCCTTTAGAGACTCCTCCGTTTCTGCCCCCTCTTGTGGAGGAGTTGTCTCATCCTCCTCTAGAGGCTCTCCTCCTGGGCTCTGGGCTGGCTCTGTGGCCATGGGTGGAGGGGGCTGGGGCTGTGAGCCGTCCGGGGGCTCCGGGCCTTCTGAGAGGCTCTCAGACTCCCCAGAGATCTCCTTAGCCTCCGCTGCCCCCTCCGCTGCCCCTACCTTCTCCCCTTGCGTCTCTTTGAAGGCCCGGAATTGGGCAACGGTCAAAGCCCCCTCCTCTGCATCTGGCCAGGGAGGCAGACCCACAGAGGCTAGGGCTTGGTTGACGTTAACGAAACTGGCTAGATCTGTAGGTGCGAATTCGACCTTAGGCCCGGACGTAGCAGACTCCTCTGAGGGCTCCGTAGGCTCTGCCCCTTCCTCAGGCTCCGTAGGTTCTGCTAGCTCTGCTGCTAGCATCCTCTCTCTAACGTCCCGGTCTATGTTCGTCTCTGGGCTCCACCCATCCGGCCGGAATCTGCTTAGCGCGATCTCCTCTGGCAGGATTACCCCAGTCTCTAGGTATACCTTATCCTTATCTGCCGTAGCCTTTTCTAGCTCTGCTCTCTCCTTCGGGGTCATCTGCCAGAGAGACTCAAAGTCTAGCGTCCACTCTGCTGGCTCCTTGCCATTAGTGGGACCGTCTTGGGCTAGCATGATGAGACGAATTGCGCGTTCTAGCTCTGGCCTTAGATCATTCTCTTGGGCAGTCTTGACGTTATCGTAGAAGTGTTGGAAGTCTGAGTCCCCGGTAGCGTTCATTCCAGCTGGGCTACGTCCCATGAGGATGGTAACGGGAATGTCTACCACTGAGGCAAGCCTAAGCATAAACTTATCTAGCATACCGGCCGCATCAGTGAACGATGAGGGCTTTCGGTCAAAGTCCTCATTCTCTGCGTCAAGCATTACGGCCCTAGCAACGGACCGGGACATATCTACGATCTCTAGCCTCTGCTGTAGAATGTCCTTTTGGCCTCCTGCGATCATGGCCATTAGCCCCTGTAGTTTAAACACAGCCTGAGAGGCATCCGACATAAGATGCTCTGCGGACTTCCACACAGACCAGAAAGCCCTAAGCTCCTCATATACTGTGTCAATGATTGAGAGGTCCCATCCGCCTAGCCGGTCCTTCTCCTCATCCGAGGTATGGGCTCCACCAAAGAGGATTAGTCTACTCCTGTGGATACGGACAGAGTTACCCCCTCGCCTAGGTACTAGCTGGTAAACCTCTGGCTCCCCGAAAAACTCATCCTCTATTGGATCATCGTAGAAGTCCTGAGGCATGAGGTAGCGCCTATCCACTACATGCATGAAACGGAAGGACCGGATGCGGTCCTCTCTTAGGGGACTGTCCGCAGCTCCCCCATCATCCACCCCAAGCACGATCGCAGCCCCACCATAGAGCCGGCCCCAGATCATAGCGTTAAGGAAGTGCCTAGTAAGTCTCAGGTTACGGATAGCTTTGGATAGCTCTGCCGTAGCTTCCTCATCCTTTGGGATGTTTACCTTAAACCCCTGCCTTAGCATCTCCCTAGGTTTAAACGCTACCACCTTCCGAGCATCGGCAGACTGATGGTAGAGGGACGTTAGCTCTTGATCGTCTATCCGTTGCAGAGTGACGAATCGGCCATAGACCGTCTTATCCCGGGACGTGCCCAGGCCCGTAAGCAAGTTCTGCCAATTGTCGATCCGCAGAGCCCCTTGGATGGCCTCCCCTACTCTGAACAGAGAATCTAGGTAATTGGGCTTAGCCTTAGTGAGATTCTTACCCATTGCTACTTGCCTTGATTGCTCGCATGGCCTCAGCTAGCGGAGAGCTACGGACGTGTAAACGGATTAGGGCTTGAGTGGTTTGGTCTACCATATCATCGTTTACACCCCTAGGAAACGTGACTAGCTGAGTCCGGTAGTCTTGCACCCAAGGGGCTAAGTCTGGGTGCGGTATAAACACGTTGCCTGCCTCGAATAGACCGGTAACCGCATTAGCCCTAGCTTCCTTACCTCCCTCAGGATTGACTAACACGATCCCGGAGATCTCCCTCTTGAGGGTATCCTCTACGGCCGGTCCGTTAGCTTTATCCTCTATCAACTTGGTTAGGGCTCTAGGCTCTGCCTCAGTCATGGCCTTTACCTCCCTAACGGTTTCGGTAAAGCTCATCCTACGACATACCTGCTTAACCAAGAAGTGGTCTACCCCTACCTTTAGCCATAGCCCCCCAGCTACATAGTCTGTCCCATCCCCACCTTTAAACGTCATATCCCAAGACTGTAGCCAAGTTCCGTTCCTGGGGAGCACCTTACAGAAGTCTTGGACGCAGGGAAACTCATCCTCTTGGGGTGGCCTTACTCCTGCCTTATGATGCCAATACCGAAACCATGCCTTTTGGAACATTCCACCGGATGCAGGAGTAGGCCTCTGCTGCAATTGGGCAGCCGCTACGGCCGGTCCCATCTCTGTGGTTTCTAGCTCCCTAACCACTTCCTCAGGGAATCTCTCTGGCCAAAGTAGCTCCCCCTCCTCTGTCCTTTGGTCCTCTGGAGTACAATCCCGATGACAGACACAGACCTTATGGGTCTTTCGCATGGGCAGACAGAGATGATCCCAACCACCCTCTCTTAGCATCTCCCCGGCTAGATCATCCTCATGCAATCGCTGCATGACAATCACCCTACGGAAGTTGGCCGGATCTGCTCGCCTACTAGCAGCCGTGGCATGATACCAACGGGACACAGCATTAATAGCCTTCTTAGTTACTGCATGAGTACCCCCTACCTCCTGAGGCTTGTTGGGATCGTCCACTACTTGGATATCAACGTGTCTACCCGTTCCCTTACCTCCTGGGCTAGTGGCAAAACGGAATCCCCCGGCCGCGGTTTGGAACATGCTAGCGGCTGGGGCCTTATCTACTAACAGCTCCCCCCATCGGTCAATGAACCACTTGGACTGGAGTAGGTCTATCACCCTACCCCCTTGGACAGTCCCCACTAGCGAGGCATCGTAGCTAGCAAACATCCACTTAGTAGAGGGCCTAGAGATCCATTCCCAGGCTGGCCAGGCAACGCTAACGGTTAGGCTCTTGGTTGTCCCCGGGGGCACGTTGATAACGAGCCTCTTAACCTCTCCACTGGATACCGCTTGGAGCCTCTCACAGACAATAGGAAGGTGCCAATTATCAACGAAGGGGCTAGGGTCTATCTCAGCCCAAGCCATCGTTAGAAAGCGATACAGGCTGTCTGGGGACCTCCTTACAATCTCCCTCTCTGTGTCTGCCAAGTTGCCCAAGTAGAGTGAGGTAGCCATAACGCAAAGAGCCGGCCCCCATCACAGGGGCCGGCCGTTTAAACAGGTTCAAGGGTTTGGGTTAGATGCGACACTTTCCCAGAGGGGAGAAGATGCGGCGGAATTGGGCTGTCATTGTGGTTGAATCTCCCTTGCCCAGCTTCCAAGGCTTGGGTGGAAGGTAGACAATCACATTAGCATGGGTGGGGCTATCACTAGCGATCCTCTTACCTCCTTCCTCCGTATCAAACCGGATACGTTGCTTTGGCACACATAGGGGAAAGTCCAAGGGCTGTGGCACGTCTAGAGCTTGGGCAGCCCTCAAAACCTCCAAGGTAAAGCCTACGAAGATCGCAGCCTCTACCTCCCCCTCCTGCCAATACCCGGCTAATGCAGACCACCAAAGGGCTGCATTGCTCCGAGTCCCCAGCCCTGCGTATTGTTCCGGGACTTTGCCCCCAGGAGGATTGAGAAAGACCTTACCCATCCAAGGCTCTGCTAGCCCATCCTCTGCTAGCTCACTTCCCGGACCGTACCAAGCAATGGCCTTAACCACTTCTTGGCCCAAGGTACAGGACGCAGGGTCTAGCTCAATCACTCCAAGCACAGACCTAGCAGCCTCTACGATTGGCTCCGGGGTATAGTGCTCATTGCTTGCGCTGCTATGCTGAGGGTTCTCCTTAGGAGTCTTGGTCATACCCAGCCCTCCACAGGCTGCACACTTTGGATCTACCCCGGGACCAGGACGGCTCTTATGCCCAGTCCCTCCACAGGCTAGACACTCCTCATAATCGTAGCCTCTAGGTTTGATTGCCACGGTCCTTTTCCCTTCTCTGCCGCAGCTCCTCTAACCAGAGGATGAGGTCTTTCCTGTGCTTGTAGATGGTAGGGCCGTCCCCCTCCCGTAGAGCCCTTAGCACTGTGTCTAAGGGCTCATGGGTCCAGTCCCTAGCCATTCCCTTAGCCCTCCCTCTTGACCATGCGGATCTCCAAGTCCACCCCCAGGGCTCCGAAACAACGCGAGGCCAAGCCCTCTGTAATGTTCTCCGAGCGGAGGATCTCAGGGATGCGAGGCCCGGAGATCTCCAAGCGTCGGGCTAGCTCTGCATGAGAGGTCCCGGTAGCTGCACAAGCCTCCCGGACCAGATCCGCTAGAAAGACCTCGGAGAACATCCGAGCGGACTTGTCGAAAGGCTGCGGATTGGGGTGGACTCCCTTGGGATTGGGGGGAGTCTTGGGGCCGGCCTTCTTGGGCTTGGTCTTGGCTGCCTTCTTGGGCTTTGCTGTGGCCTTGGGCTTGGCTGTGGCCTTCTTGGGCTTGG